CGGCCGAGCTGGCTAGGCTGGGCGTTCTCACCGCGATCGACGGCGACACCCTGGCCGCCTACTGCTACGCCGTGGCCGAAGTCCAGCGCACGGCCGCGGTCCTCGCGGTCGAGGGCGATACGGTCGAGTCCGGCGGCCAGAAACAGCCGCACCCCGCGCAAAAGCGGCAAGCCTGGGCCATGAAAACGGCGCAGGACCTGCGCGCCCGCCTCGGCCTCGACGCGCTGGCCCGCCAAAAACTGCACGTCACCGACGAGCCGGTCGACGCCCTGGCCGAGTTCCTGCAAAGCTCCTGAGATGACCACCGCCCAAACCCACAAGTGGATTCGCTCGCATGCCGACGAAAAGGCCGTGGACGCCGGCAGCTATTTCGACCTCAAGGCCGCCGACCGCGTGCGCCGCTTTTTGGCCAAGCTCGTCCGCCAGAGCAAGGGCGACTTTGCCGGGAAGCCGATGGAGCTGCTGGATTGGCAATGGGGCGGCGTCGTCGGGCCGCTCTACGGCTGGAAGCGCAAGAACGGCCTGCGCCGCTTCCGCCGCGCCTCGGTCTGGGTTAGTAAGAAGAACGGGAAAAGCACCCTGGCCGCTAGCTTAATCCTGTACGCCTTGATTGCCGATGGTGAGCCGGGCGCCGAAGTCTACGGCGCCGCCGCCGACCGCAATCAAGCCTCGATCATTTTTGACGAAGTGGCCGCCATGGTCCGGCAGAGCCCGGAAATGCTCAAGATCCTCGACGTGAACCGCACCCTCCGCCGCGTCACCTATGCCGAAACCAACTCGTTTTATCAGGTTTTGAGCAAAGACAGCCGTCGCAGTGGCCACGGCATTAATTCGTCAACCTCCGTGGTAGATGAATTACACGTTGTCGATCGCATGCTCTACGACACCCTGCGCTACGCGGGGGCCGCCCGCCGCCAGCCTTTGCAATTGGAGATCAGCACCGCGGGGCTGGATAAGACGAGCCTCGGCTACGACCGCTACGTCTACGCCAAGCGGCTGTTAAAGGGGGAGATCGAGGACCCCGAGACGCTGGCCGTCATCTACGAAGCGACCGACCCGGCCCGCTGGGAGGACCCCGAGCAGTGGCGGGCGGCCAACCCGTCGCTCGGCGTGACGATCCCCTTTGATGGCTTCAAATCCGACTTTCAGGAAGCGCGCAACGGCAGTCCGGCCGACATCCTTAACTTCAAACAGCTCCGCTTGAATATCTGGCAGGACCAGATTTTCGCGTGGCTCCCCACGGAAACCTGGGACGCCTGCGCTGCCGACCTCGACCCCTCGGTTTTGCAGGGAAAACGCTGCTGGGGGGCCTTCGACCTGGCCTCGAAAATCGACCTCACGGCCTGGGTTCTCCTTTTCGACCTCGGCAACGGCGCCTATGCGGTCCTGCCGCGCTTCTTCGCCCCCGCCGAGGCCGACGGCCGGCGGCAGAAGGAGAACCGCACCCAGCTGCGGCCGTGGATGGACGCCGGCTTGATCACCGCCACCCAGGGCAACGTCGCCGATTACGACCGGATCGAGGCCGCCATCCGGGGCGATTGTGAGCGTTTCAACCCGGAAAAGGTGTATTTTGACCCGTGGAACGCGACCGGCCTTGTCAACCACTTGCAGGCCGAGGGCGTCGCGCTGGTCGAATTCGGGCAGACCATCAAGAATTTCAATGCCCCGATGCGTGAATTCGAGCGCCTGGTGCTGGCCGGCAAGCTGCGCCACGACGCCAACCCGGTCCTGCGCTGGATGATCGCGCACACCACGGCCCGCAAGGACCCCAGCGGCAATATTCGCCCGGACAAAGAAAAAAGTGGCGACCATATCGACGGCGTGGTCGCCGCCATCATGGCGCTACAAGGCGCCCTGGCCGACGCGGACGCCGGCAGTGTCTACGAGTCGCGGGGGATCGAGCTGTTATGAGCGACGCCGAGGCCGGCCGAGGGCAGCAAAGTGCTGGTCCTGCCCTGGCACGAATTGGCCGAACCAATCCGTGGAAGGGGAAAGAAGTGAGTAACTACCTCTGGGACCTGGCCGCCGCCGCCGGCGTGCTGCTGGTCGCCGCCGGCCTGTGGTGGATCTACCCGCCCTTGGCCCTCATCGTCGTCGGCCTCTTGCTGGCGACGTTCGGCGTTTGGGGCGCGAAAATCTTTGCCAAGGGCCGGCCGCGGCTCGACGACTAGGCCGCGCCCATTGGCAACCGGAGCCGGCCCCCCGTTGCAATGGGGGGTTGTGGGCGACGACCACCCGCAACCCCGGAACGGTCCCCATGGGCCTACTCACTTCGCTTTTCCGCCGCTCGCTGGAAAACCCCTCCACCCCGCTGAGCGCGCCCGATGACTGGCTCTTCGATTCGCTAGGAAGCTTCCGCGCTTCCAGTGGAGTTAATGTCAACCGCGAGACGGCTTTGACGTACGCGCCTTACTGGCGCTGTACGTCGCTGCTCTCGGGCGACGTGGCCAAGCTGCCCTTGTGCGTCTACCGCGTCAGCGACGCCGGCAAGGAGCACGACAAGACCCACCCCTCCTATCGCCTCTTGCGCTACCAGGCGTCGCCGGAGCTGATGAGCCTGCAATTTAAGCGCGTGCTCACGCTCCACGCGATCGCCGAGGGTAACGGCTATGCTTACATCCAGCGCGACGGCGCCGGCCGGCCGCTGGAATTGTGGCCGCTGTCGCCGATGAAGACCTACCCTGTCCGCGAGAATCAAAACCTCTGGTATGTAACCGAGGTCGGCGCCCGCCAGCGGAAGGTCCGCGCCGAAGATATGTTTCACTTGAAAGGTCTTTCATTCGATGGGATGGTGGGTTACTCCGTCGTGGCCAAGATGCGCGAGAGTATCGGCCTGGCCCTGGCCTTCGACAATTTCGGCTCGATCTTCTTCCGCAACAACGCCCGGCCGAATGTCGTCCTCAAGCACCCCGGCCGGCTGAAGCCCGAGGCGCGGATTAACCTGCGCGAGAGCTGGGAGCGGATGCATTCGGGCCTCGAAAACGCCCACCGCACCGCCATTCTCGAAGAAGGCCTCGACCTGACGGTCCTGCAACACAACGCTCGCGACTCGCAATTGCTGGAAAGCAAAGGGTTTTCCCGTACGGAAATTGCCCTGTGGTTCGGCGTGCCGCCCCACAAGGTCGGCGACGACTCGCGCACGAGCTACGCCAGTTTGGAGCAAGAGAACGAAGCCTATGTAGACGACGGCGGCGGCCTCGGCTTCTGGCTGGCTGCGTGGGAGGCGGAGTGTTGGGCGAAGCTCCTCACCGAAGCCGAAAAAAAGGCCCTCGACCATTGCATCGAGTTCGACCGCTCCCGGCTCTTGCGTGCCAACCTGACGGCCCGCACGGCGCACTACGTTGCCATGATTCAGAACGGCGTCATGAGCGCCAACGAGGTCCGCAGCGAGGAAGGTTTAAACCCCCGCGAGGGCGGCGACGATTACTTGCAGCCCCTGAACATGAAGGGCGGCCAGGACGACGCCGGCGACGACCAGGGCGACGAGCAGAAGCCGCCGGCGAAACCGCCGGTCAAGAAAAAGCAACGCCGTCGGCCGCCGGCCGCGCTCGTGGCCGCCACCCGCGACGTCCTGGTCGACGCCCTGGCCCGTATGGCCCGCCGCCTGGCCAACGTGGCCCGGCGGGTCGCCAAGGCCCCGGCCGCCTACTGCGACGGCCTCGACCTGATGGTATCGGAGAACCGCGAGCTAATCATCAAGGCGCTGACGCCGGCGGCGGCCGCGGCCCGCCAGCTCGGCGGCTCGGGGACCGCCGAGGACCTGGCCGGCGAGCTGCTGGACGGCTTCAAGGCCGAGCTGCTGGAGGCCGCCGGCTCCAGCTCGCCGGCGACCCTGGAAGCACAAGTTGAGGCCGTGTGCGTGCGGTTGGAAAACGAGCGGGCCGCGGAGCTGGCCGGCAAGGTTTTCGAGGGCCGGGCGAAGCCGAATTCGCCGAGCCGCACGCCCGCGCAGGCTTTCGAGGTCCTCGGCCGCCTGCCGGATGATCCCGATGACCCCGGCCGCATCCCCTTGCCCCTGCCGCTGGCCAAGTCCGTCAAGGGCGAGGATCTGGCCGGCCCCGAGGACCTGAAGGGCGCCACGAAAAAGGCCGTCAAGCTCCGTCAGCTCATCGGCACGCGGCCGACCCTCAAGCGCCAGCGCATCGAGGAATTCATCAGCGACCCCGAGGCGGAGGGCAAGCTCGGCGGCGACGACAAGGACAAGATGAAGGACCTGCCAGCCGACCGGCCCTATGTGGTCGAGGAGGGCAGCACGCTGTACGTCTACGACGGCCACCATCGGCTGGCCGCCTGGTATTTCCTCGGGGCCGAGCGGGTCAAGGTCTATTACTACAAAGCCGACTAACGAGGGCGAAAAATGGAGCGTCGCACCCTGAACCTGGCCGCCGCCGTGACGCTGGAGAAGCGCGTCGGCACGGATTACCCCTACATCGTCGGGCTGGCCAGCGTCTTCTACGCGAAAGACGATCCCGGCACCGAATACGAGTTGTGGAGCTACGGCGACGAGCGGGCCGTGGAAAGGATCATGCCCGGCGCCTTCGACGAGGTCCTCAAAGCCGGCAGCGACTGCGTGGCGCTCTTCAATCACGACCCGAATATGCTCCTGGGCCGGACCTCGGCCGGCACCCTGAAACTGGAGCGGACCAGCGCAGGCCTGCGCTATCAGATCACCCCGCCGGACGCGCCCCTGGCCAAGGGCGTCATCGCCTCGATCGAGCGGGGCGACCTGCGCGGCAGCTCGTTTAGCTTCACTTGCTCCAAGGACGGGCAGCGCTGGATTTCTCAGGGCAAACAGACCATCCGCGAGATCCACTCCGTCGAGCGGGTTTACGACGTCGGGCCCGTGGTCTTTCCCGCCTATGACGCCACCACGGCCGGCACACGCGCCGCCGCCGACCCCGACGAGGCCCGCCGGGCCTTCGAGGCGTGGCGCAAGCGGGCCGTGCTCGATCAGGCCGACGCGCAAGCCCGCTGTGTGTGGCTGGGCCTGTAAACGCACGGAAAGGCACGGGATTGCGCGGGAAGGCACGGCGCAACCGTACCATTTGCTGGTAGAGACGCAATGGCCACTATCGCGGACATGGCGATTAAGCTTAGCGCCAACGCGCAAGGCTTAACGGCCGGCCTGGCCTCGGCGACGGCGAGCCTGAAGAAGTTCGCCAGTGGCGCCATTGCGACCCTGGACAAGGGCCTTGTCGCCGCCACGCGCGACGTGTTCGCTTCGGTGGGCAAGGCCGTTACCGACGGCCTCGGCGCCATTCCGATTCTGGGGGGGCCCCTGGCCTTTGTCGCCGGCACCCTCACCGGCATTGTCGATACCGGCTTCGGTCTGCTGGATTTCCTGCGCAAGAGCTGGGGCCAAATGAAGGAACTGGGCAAGCAGGCCTCCAACCTCGGGATTTCCGTAAGCGACCTGTCGGGCCTGATGTACGCGGCCGGCAACTCCGGCGACGTGCTGCTGTCGTCGCTGTTCAAGATGAATGTTAACCTTGGCAAGGCCCGCATGGGCAGCAAGGAAGCCTCGATCGCCTTCGCGCGGCTGGGCCTCGACGTCAAGGATCTGGCCGCCCTGAACACCGCCGAGCGCTTCAACGCCGTGGCCGATGCCATCAGCAAGATCAAAGACCCCAGCATTCAGGCCGCATCGGCCTTCGCCGTGTTCGGGAAGGGAGTGGGCCCGCTCCTCTTCCTCCTCAAACAGGGCGCCGCCGGCATCGAAGAATTCAAGAAACAGGCCGCGCAAAGGGGACTCCTTTTCAGCGACGACGACATCAAGGCCGCGCGGGAGGGCGCCAAGGCGCTGGACCAACTGGACCGCACGTTCGCCGGCCTGAAAAACGCCTTCGCCGTGGCCGTCGGCCCGATCGCCGCGGAGTTTTTGAAGTTCATCAACGAAGCCGCGTCGAAAGTCGGCGGCTTCCCCGAGCTGTTCAAGAGCTGGGCCGCCGTGGCCGCCGAGGCCCTGGCCTTCATTACCGATGGGTTCGCCGACCTGATCGAGTCGGCCGACGGCCTGATCAAGACCGTGACGGACCTCGGCGGCAAGCTGGCCGAGGTTAGCGCGATCGCCGGCACGACCTTCGCCGCGCTGACCTTGCCTTTCCGCAGCGGCCGCGGCGGCGCGCTCGCCGGTGGGCTGGGGCTGGAAGAAACGGGCGGGATGGCCAAGAGCGCGGCCGATAAGGTCCGCGAGCTGGGCGAGAGGCTCCGCGAGGTCGGCGCGAAGCTCAAGACGCCGCCGGGGCCGCCGGCGCCGATGAAGGGCGGCGCCCTGGACGACTTCGCCGCCCTCTACGACCGCGCGGCCAAGGTCTGGGACGAAATCCGAAGCCCGCAAGAGAAGTTCGAGAAGGCGATGGAGAACCTTAACGAGCTAGTTGAGTCGGGCATCATCAGCTGGGACGACTACAGCACCGCGGCGGCGAACGCCCTGGGCAACATGGAAAAGGATCTGCACCTCGGTGACCACAAGTTCGCCAGTGCCGCCCTGGCCGGCAGCAAGGAAGCCTATTCGTCCATCGTGGCCTTCCGCAACGATCAGAACCGTCAGGACGCGCAACAGCGGATCGAGGGCGTCCTTCAGCAATCCAAAGCGATTCAGGAAGCGCAATTGAAGGTCGCCCGTGAAACGGTCGACGCCCTGGCCAACATTTCGGTAGTGGGAGATTTCTAAGGCCGGCCTGGCCGCCGTGCCCGCCTGATTTGCTTCCGCCGGCGACACTTCTTTAAGCTCACGCCGACAACTCGAATCCCTTCGCGGGCGAGCCGGGGCCGAGCCCCCGAGGACCCCGCCTTTTGCGCAAGCTCACTTCCGCCGCGACCGGCGGGCCGGCTTGCTGGCGATCGTTCAACTACCGGAACCGTCGCCGGGCCGTCGCCGGTTCTCTTTCCGGCAGCCCCGGCTAGCTTTGCGAGGCAACCGTGGCAGCAACCGTTTCTGTCAAAGAACTGCGGGAGAAGCTCGTCGCCCCCGCCCAGCGCATCCAAGAGCTGCGCGACCGGATTCACGCCGAGGACCGCGCCTTTACCGCGGACGAGCAAGAGAGCTGGAAAGCCGCCAACAAGGAATTTGACGACCTGACCGTCAAAATCCAGGTTTCCGAGCGGGCCGAAAAGGTCGCCGCCGAGCTGGCCGCCCCGGCCGGCGACGTCGAGATCGGCCGCGACGACGCCGACGGCCGCGCGGAAGTAAAGAAGCTCTCCAAGCAGGAACGCCGGGCCGCCAAGTTGGCCAAGCGCACCCTCAAAAACCGCGGCTGGCTCACCGAGGGCGTGACGGAAGAGGACCGCTGCGTGGCGCTGCAGGGCTGGATGCGCCACCAGACGGGCCGCGAGCTGAAGAAGGAACATCGCCGCGCCTTGGCCAAGTGCGGTTATGAGCGGGCCCTGCAACGCCGGCACATCGACCTGCACATTCAGGACACGCAGGCTAACCGCCGTTTCATTGCGGAAAACCGGGCACAGGCGCTGAACATCAACACCGCCGGCGGCTTCACCGTGCCGGAAGGGTTCGTCAACAACCTGGAAATCGCGCTGTTGGCCTACGCCCAGCCGCGGCAGTGGGCCACGGTCATGCGCACAGCCAGCGGCCAGGATCTGCCCTGGCCGACGGTCAACGACACGACCCAGAAGGGGACGCGCATCGTTGAAAACGCCACCGTGTCCAGCTCGGGCCACGACGTCGTCTTCGGTCAAACAATCTTTCATGCCTACAAGTACACGAGCAATTTAGTACTTGTTCCGGTCGAACTGATGGAAGACAGCGCCTTCGACCTGGCCGCCACGCTGGGCGAACTGCTGGGTATCCGCATTGGCCGTATTCAGGCCGACGACTTCACGTTCGGCCTCGGCGGCGCCGGCCAGCCGCAAGGCTATGTGACGGGCGCCACCTCCGGCGTGACGGCCGCGCTGAACAACGCCATTTCCGCGGATGACTTGTACAAGCTCAAGCATTCGGTGGACCCCAGCTATCGCGTGCTGCCCGGCGTCGGCTGGACCTTCAACGACCAGATCCTCCTAAGCATTAAGCTCTTAAAGGATGGCCTAGGTAGATATTTATGGCAGCCGGGCCTTGCCGGGGGCGTGCCGGGGACCATCGACAACGATCCCTACTACATCAATCAGTCGATGACCTCGACCATTTCCACGGGCAAAAAGACGATCGTTTACGGCGCCCTGAAGAAATTCGTCATCCGTGACGTCTCTTCGATCCGCTTGCGCCGCTTGGTCGAGCGCTTCGCGGACGCGGATCAAGAAGCCTTCGTTATGTTCCAACGTGCGGATTCACAGTTGCTAGACGCAGGAACCCATCCCATCAAATTCCTAGTTCACTAACCGACCCGCCGCGTGGCCCGGAGCGTCCGGGCCGCGCCAAAACCCCTGTTTTTCCCGAGGTTTTCGCAATGGCCGCCGAGGCCCCCGACGTTGTGAAGGTCAAGACCATGTGCAGTTTTGCCAGCCCCGGCTGGAGCTGCGAGAAGGGCGAGACAATCGAGGTCCCGCTCGCCGACGCCCGCCGCATGATCAGCCGCGGCCTGGCCCAAGAGCTGAAGGAGCATCCGTTACCCAAGCCGACGCGCGAGGAGGCCGAGGCCGCCCGCGTGGTTGAGGTCGCCACCGTCAACCTCGGCACGCCCGAGGAACCGCGCTACAAGCATTTCGAGAACACCGCCAGCGTCCGGCCGCTGGTCCGCAAATAACCCGGCCGCGCCGCCCAGCCGCGGGCCGCAACAGAGGAGAGAGAAGCAATGTCCCTGGCCAACCTGCTTACCGATACGAAAGTGGTGAAGGTCAACAGCGGCGCCGCGGCCGGGCAAACGGCCGTCACCGCAACCCACGTCGATATGACGGGGTTTGATGGCGTGATGTTTATTGCCGACCTGGGCACCGTCACCGACGGCTGCGTGCTGTCGCTCAAGGCGCAGGACGGCGCCCTGGCCAACGATTCCGACCAAGCCGACATCTCGGGCGCCGCCACGGCCAATTTCACGGCGGCGACGTCGAGCAACACCGCGATTGTCCTCGACGTCGTGCTGCCCCAAAAGCAGTTCGTGCGCTGCGTGCTGTCGCGCACGACGCAAAACGCCGTGGTCAACACCATCCTGGCGATTCTGTACCGGGCCAAGACCAAGCCGGCCGCCGTGGACGCCTCGGTCATTGCCACGCTCATCGCCGAGGCCGCGACGTAAGCCGCTCCCGGCTAGCGGCGCGTAGACAGGCAACCCGAACACAGAGAGGGGGCGGCCGTGACGAAGGAAATCGGGCATCACCCGAGCAAGTCGTATTTCGATCAACAGGGGAATTACCACCCCAACGGCGCCATCGAATTCGACGGCAACGAAAACCCGCTGGCCATGCTGGTAACGATCACCAACGCGGCCAACGGCGCCAACGTGTCCAACGTGACCTTTCAAGTCAAGGACGGCGGCGGCAACGCCCTGGCCGTCGTCGTGCCCATCGACATCTGGCTATCCGACGCGGCGACCGGCATCGGCTTGACGGCGACCACCGCCAGCGGCGCCGTGCAGGCCGGCACCTCGGGAACCGACCTCGGCGTGCTGACGACCAAAAAGGCCCTGCGCTCGATCACCGACGCGACGGGGAAATACATCCTGTCCATTACGGACACCGTGAAAACCGGCTTTTTCCCGTGCTGCACCATCGCCGGCACGGGCCAGATTTCCGTCGGCGCCCAGCTCACCGCCGGCTCTTACGGTTAACGGAGGGCGGCCGTGACGCGCGGCCTGACGCTACAAACGCCGCCCTCGGCCGAGCCCGTGACGCTGGCCGAGGCCAAGCTGTTCTGTCGCATTGACATTCCCGACGACGACGCCCTCGTCGGCGGCCTGGTCCGTGCGGCCCGGCAGTACGTCGAAAATGCGTACAACCGGCAGCTCGTGAGCGCGGCCTGGATGGCCACGGTAGACCGCTTCCCGCGCTACAGCAGTTCCGCGGTTTGGCAATATCAGAGTGACGCGATCTGGCAACAACGTTTACCGATCACCCAGCTCTCGGGCCAGTGGTATCCCGACCGCGCTTCGATCCGCCTGACACGGCCGCCCTTGCAGGCCGTGACGGGAATTACCTACATCGACAGCGTTACCCAGCTGCGCACGACGGTCGATCCGTCCGTCTACAACGTGGACACCACGACGGAGCCCGGCCGCGTCGCCCCCGCGTTCGGCCAGATTTGGCCGATCGTGCAGCAAAGCCTCGCCAGCGTCCAAGTGTCCTTTGTCGCCGGCTACGGGCCCGTGACCTCGATTAGCGCCCCGACCGTCGCCGGCGTGCAGACCGTGACGCCAGCGAGCATGTTCGGCATTTACGCCGGCAGTGTCTTGCAAGTCGATCGGTTCTCCGTGCCCTCGGTCGCCGAGACGATCGCCGTTACCAGCGTCACGAGCACGACCTTTACGGCGACCTTCGCTAACGCCCACGGCTCCGGTTGTGCCGTCGAGCCCGCCATCCCCGAACAAGTGCGGCTGGCGATCAAGCAGCTCACCAATCACTGGTATGAGAACCGCGAAGCCGTGCAGGCTGGCAATTTCGGCTCGGTCCCCCTGGCCGTCGAGGCCGAGCTAATGTCGATTTACCCAGCGGAGTACGAGTAATGCCCGGCTCCGTCTACGTCCGCGCCGGCAAGCTCCGCCGCCGCGTCGAGCTGCAGCGCCTCGACGCCCCCGAGGCCAACAACGCTTACAACGAACGGCCGCCGGTCAACTGGCAGACCTTCGCCGTTGTGTGGGCCGCCATCGAGCCGCAGGTTGGCACGGAGCAATTCGCCAGCGGCCAAGTGCAGGCCGATACGACTCATCGCGTGACGATTCGCTATCAGCCCGGCCTTTCGACCAAGATGCGCTTGTT